GTGTTAGAAATAACCACTACCTCTACAGTAGATGACACTATTGAGATGACAGTAGCTTGTCCATCTGGAACTTTACTAAATCTATATAGCGTATGTTTAACTGATACAATAGATTCAGGTAAATTTATTCACAATGAAGCGAGCTGGGATGATGGTGCATTATTTTCTGCAACTCAATCAAATTTAGTAACATTAGGAAGCGGGACAGGAGCGTTTGTTATAACACAATATAATGTTGTTTCTGGAAATCAAGGAGTAGGTTTATTGCATACAGATAATTCAGTTATGAAGGCTGCTTATCATAAAATTAATTTTGATAATTTGGACTTTAATCCAAATAATAATGGGTTTTCTTATTTAAGAACAAACACTACATACGCAGATACTATAGCTGATATTTCAACTTTATTAGGGCTGTCTATTAATATGCCTTTAAATAGTTCATCAGCTCCAAATTATTATTCAGGTTCATTTACAGTTCCTTCTGGAGGTAATAATTTGTATTTAATTTATGATTATAGAGGAGCTACCACGCCTACACCTACACCTACACCTACACCTACACCTACACCATCTGTATTTGATTACTATCAGTACACTCAGTGTGGTGGTGGAAGCACAGAAATATTTAGAGTAGCAAGCGGCACGTCTGCTCCGACAGTTGTAAAATATAATAACATCTGTTACGAAAGCCCTCAATCCACAATTACAACTAGTAATATTGATATTACAGCAACATACTTAGATTGTGCGTCTTGTCAAGCTGAATACAAAAGATATCAAGCTTGTCTTAATAGTTCAACTACAATTATCACTAGAGGAACTCCGGGATATTCTTTCCCTGGCTTTATAAAATACAATAATGTTTGTTATGAGAACCCACAAACAACAACCACAACTTCTAATATATATATCGCTCCAATACCTACTTTTACAAGCTGTGCTACATGTGACGCATCTCTTTATAATTTTAGAGAATATACAGAATGTGGTGGAGGTTCAACTCAAGTATTTAAATTACTAATAGGTTCTTCATTCCAGCCTGTTTATAGATATAATGGTGTATGTTATGAGAACCCTCAAACTACTAGCTCTACCGTTGGTGTAGACGCTGCAAACCTTTCGTTTTTTGATAATTGTACTCTTTGTTCACCAGAAGAATATGTGTACAGAAGATATGAAAAGTGTAATGATAGTAATGTAGTACAAATATTTAGATTGCCTAATGAGCAAGGAGTGGTATTTCCGCAAGTAGTTAAATACAACCTAAATGGTGTTGATACATGTTTTGAAAACCCTGAATCAACTGGGTCTACAAGTAATGTAGATGTTCCTTCTTTAGTATATGATAATTGTGAAGATTGTGAAGCAACACTTACACCAACGCCACCAACGCCTGACGTTCCAACGCCACCAACGCCACCAACGCCAAGCGCGATATTTAGAAGATATGAGCAGTGTAATAATAGTAATGTAGTGCAAATATTTTATCAAACAAGCTCAACATTTCCTGATATAGTAAAGTATAATGGTGTATGTTATGAGTTGCCTGAGCCAACTGGTTCAACTACTGGAGTAAGTTTAAGTGGCCTTGAAACATTTACTTCTTGTGAAGTTTGTGCTGGTGGTGAGCAGCCGACGCCACCAGAGCCAACACCTACAAATTTATTTTATAGATTAATACATTGTACTTTAAATGATTCAGATTGCTATTATCAAAGTACATTTAGACCTTCTAGTGGACAAAGATTTGTTGATGGAACTTCTGGTAACAACCCACAATATTACGTTTACAGTGGAGACGCAGGAGTAACTTCAGACCAGGGGATACCATGTCAAAATATAAGTTTAGTAGAACAGGAAACTGGATGTCCTACTACACCAACTCCCCCGCCACCTGTACCGCCAACACCACCTACATATCAAAATATAGAAATCCAGGAATGTTATACTACAAGTCCAAGATATTTTGTAAGAATAACTGGACTGTCAGCTCCTACCTTACAGCTTGGATACGCTGTAAAAATAATTGGAGCTGGAGGAACTAATCCTGAATTTGATGTAAACAAAAGTTGGGAGATAATAGATGATAATGCTCCAACACATAATTCTGAAGCAACACTAAACCAAGTTGCAAATGATTGTGCTGGATTTTCTCCGCCACCTGTACCGCCAACACCACCTACGCCAACTCCGCCACCAACAATTTATGGTCAGTATTTAGATTGTGATGGTTTTGATAATGTAGCTTATGTGAGTGGTCCAAGCGGAACTACATTCCCAACCGTATTAAAAATATCAGGTGTTTGTTATGAATATTCAGGTCTTGGCGGAAGCACTGGTCCTTTATATTCAAACTATGATGATTTTACTTCATGTGCTTTATGTCAGGCAACTGTACCAAGTCCAACACCACCTACGCCTCCGACGCCTACTTGTTTTGCTATAAACAATATGTCTACAGGAAGCTCTGCTACGTTAGCTTGTAATCCGTTTAGATTTGAAACAATGTACTTTAATAATTCATCTTTCTGTCAAGCATCTAACTTTTTTAGAACTGACGCAAATTGTAGCAGTTCACCCGCCGATACTTATGTGAGTAACGGAACATATTATAGACAGTGGTCTAATGGTCAGTTTGGACCTTGTACAATTTGTGAGCAACAATAAATTACTTATATTTACTTGAATTAAATATAATCAAATGCAAGAAATATTAAATTTTTTAAGCAACGAAGAGTGTGATGAAATTATATCTATGATAGAATCTAACCACCAACGCTCCTCGGTAGTTGTAGGTGGTACTGATAGGTCAGATATAACAGACCATAGAACATCAAGCACGAGTAACTTAGATGTTAATAATGAAACAATTCAAAAAATACATAAAAGAATTAGTGAAGAATTAAATATTCCTTTAGAAAAGGGTGAATCTATACAAGGTCAACTTTACGAAGAAGGGCAATACTTTAAACCTCATAATGATTATTTTCATGGACCTGCATACGATATGCATTGTTTAGCTTCAGGTAATAGAACACATACTTTAATGGTTTATTTAAATGATGATTTTGAGGGTGGTGAAACTAACTTTCCTAATTTGAAACAATCTGTAAAACCTGTAAAAGGTAAAGCTATATGGTGGAACTACATGAAGGATGGTAAAACTATAAGTGATTATTTACATGAAGGTACATCTGTAACTAAAGGTAAAAAATATATAATTACTTCATGGTGGAGAGAAAACGTCTGGGATGGCGGTGGTGATGCTATGAAATATGCGGAGTTGCATAAAGAAAAAGAGGTTGAAGCACAAGAAGTAAAACCTGTTATACAAGAACTACCAAAGACTGAAAGTAAAATAATAAAAGTTGGAGAAGACATTTCAACAACAAATAAGTTAAAAATTCCTAAACTAACTCCAAATGGTTTTGCTCTACAAAAATGTCCACCTAAATTATGGAATTTAATTAGTGAATGTTATGAGCTTTTAAAAGTAAAAGAGGAAACGGAAAATTTTGATGGTAAAGAGCATTATGTTCCAGGAGATACAAGCTTACTAAGTTTTGATAATTTGCCTACAATTAAAAATATATTACATGAAGAATTTTTACCAGTACATAAAGAGTTTTGTGGTGTAGATATTGAACCAAGTTATATATATGGTATAAGGTCTTATCAAAAAGGTTCAAGGTTAGAAGAGCATGTCGACAGAGAAGAAACACATCATATATCATCAATTATAATAGTAGATAAAGATTTAACTTGTGGTTGTGCTAACAAAAAATATGCTGATGACTGGCCTCTTGATATTCAAGGTCACGATGGAGAATGGTATAAAATATATGCTCAACCGGGTGATATGATACTATACGAATCAGCAATTTGTAAACATGCAAGAAAAGACATTTTTGCTGGTAATTTCTTTAGAAACTTTTACATACATTATAAACTTAAATGATGTTACATTTTCTTGCTCCCAGAGATAAAACAAAATGGTCTCAAAAATGGCACACATGTCTTGATTCTTGGAAGAAATACCATTGTTGTGTTAAGGTTTGGGATGATGAAGAGATTGATGATTTTATAAAATGCAATGACCCAGAGTTTTACAAAACTTTAAAAATATTACATAAAATATTTAGATTAGATTATGTTAGAAGTTTAATACTTGAAAAAATGGGTGGTGCTTATATTGATATGGACATGGAATTAAAGTCTCCTTTTTTACATCAATTAAATAATAAGAATATTTATATAGTAGGAGCTTCAGCTGGGGATGAAATAGTTCAAAATAGTTTAATGATTTCACCACCCTCTGAGTTTTGGACACGGTTTTTGACTTACTCCCGAAAAAATATATTTGAAAACTTAGAAGCTGTTAGAGCTTACCCAGATTACAAGGAAACTATAAGGGGAACTATTGTAAGAAAAACAGTTGGCCCTATTGCTTTATCTAATTTTATTAAACAAGATAAACAGCATATTGAAATATTGCCAGCAGATTTGTTTAACAATTCAAAGGGTATATCTTTTACAAAACATCATCAAACAGGGATATGGGGCTTCATCGATTAGCACCAATAAATTTTCGTAAATTTGTATATTAATATTGTTTTATGGCATATGTAATTTATGAGTTAAAGTGTCCTATTGGAGCTGTAGAGCAAGGTAGGTTTGAAAATGTTAATGGCAATGGTACTCTCGCTTTACAAGAGTGTGAGTGGACAATAATTTGTGCTGACGGTACTAAAACTAGGGTTACATTACAAGCGGGAGAAGTTTCAAGCCCTTGTATAGATACTTCAGCAGCTATTCCAATCCGACAAAACACTATTTCTGGAGAATTTAATAACACTGAAGTAAGTTGTACAACTAAATGTGGAACTATAAACCCTACTCCTCTTCCTACGCCTGGGCCAACACCAACACCGCCAACGCCACCTAGTCCTCCAACACCTCCGCCAACTCCAACGCCTGACTATTGTTTAGGTTTAGAAAACGAAGTGACAATACAAAATGTTAATAATCAAAATGTATTTGTTTTTGGAGGTTCTTATGGAGCGTATGGTTCAAATGTAGGAACTTATGTTTTAAAAAACGTACCAGCAGCACATCCAATTGCATTTCAAAACTTTAACTTAACTAACGTTTTTACTTATACAGGAACAACAGCGTATGGTCCAAAGACGGGTTTAGATGGAAACCCTTACACTTATTATTCAGGTGATGTTACAATCACTGTAGTGGGTGGATATGGAACTATTAGTTATGAATGTTTTTATCACGGATATATGGGTGGTTTAAACAATTTGACATATAATAGCAACACTTGTTCTATTCCTTCTCCTACTCCACCAGGTCCGACACCTCCAACACCGCCAACACCCAGCACTGTACCCCCTGTACCATCTCCAGTTACTACTGAATACACATTAACTTATAGTGATTCAGTAAAAGGTTGGCCATCTTTTTATTCATACATACCAGATTTTATGATAGGTATGAATAATTATTTATACACTTTTAAAGCAGGGAATTTATACAAACACAACACAAATGAATTAAGAAATAACTACTATGGTATCCAGTATAATTCACAGATTACAGGTGTAATTAATAACAATCCATTAGAAAATAAAATTTTTAAAACTATAAACTTAGAGTCTGATTCTGCTTGGGATGTAAATTTACAAACTGATTTACAAAATGAAGGGTACATTGACTATAGATGGTTTAAGAAAAAAGAAGGTGCGTATTTTGCAAACATTAGAAAAAATAATCAAATACCTGCAGCTGCTGATGAGTATGCCTTAAGAAGCGCAAATGGAATAGGTAAAACTTCAGCATGGTCTACACAAAGCAACATATTAACTTTAAACTTTTCTGTGAACCCCCTTGTTTCTATTGGCGATATAGTTAGTATTGGGGATTATATTTATTTTTCCGAACCTCAATATACCGTCATAAAATTTGCTGGACAAATAACCAATATAGAAGTAGATATTAGAAGTGGTGTAAACAGAATGTTTGTAAATACAGCTATAACAGGAAGTCAAACAATAGGAGTTGTTGACCCTTTCATATTATATATTAAAAATGTTGAAGCAGAAACAGGTGGTATGTTAGGACATTTACTTGATTTTACTCTAACAAACTATAATACAAACTCCGTTGAGTTGTTTGCCCTTGAGGCTGAAGTAATGAAAAGTTATCCGTAAAATTAGTATCTTTGCATAGAATGGAATTTAATATAAATGAATTAAATCCTTCTGATTATGATGAAGTTTTGGTAAATTGGTGGAAAGAATGGGGTTGGACTCCTCCACCAAAAGAATTTTTACCAGAAGATGGACAAGGAGGAATAATGGTTTCATACAACGATAAGCCTGTTTGCGCAGGTTTTGTGTATTTTACCAACTCAAAAGTATCGTGGGTAGAATGGATTATCTCAGATAAAAATGTAGATAAAAAATTAAGACACGATGCGGTACAATTTTTAATAGGCGTTTTAACAAACGTTTGTAAAGAACAAGGAAGTAAATTTGTTTACGCTATCCTTAAAAATGATAACCTAATGAAAACCTATAAAGAGTGGGGTTATGTACAGGGAGATGTAAACTGTAATGAAATGATAAAAAAAATATAATATGCCAATAGGAACAGCATTAGCATCAGCAGCAACATTTATAGGAAAAACCGCTATACCAGCACTTTTACCTAAAGTAGCATCAGCTGCAGGAGCAGCAGGAAAAACAATAGCAGGTCAATTATTAAGCACAGCTCCTAAAGCTCTTTTAAAAGGTGCTGGTAAATTAGCTGCATCG